AAGCAATCGAACCGCTTCGCAGTCCGGATCAGGCTGCTGCGGCGCTTCCACGCTCGATCTCGCGGATATATTCGACCACAGCTTCGCTCCAGCCATCGATGTGCGTCCAGCCATTGCCGTAGCCAATGCCGTTTTGGTAAGTCGCAACGTTGATGAAGTAAGCCTTTTCTGACTTCGGCGCAGAGATTCTGGTGTGGCTCTGCTCGTCAGTCACGACAACGATTCTATCGTAACCCTCTTTCTCCGCAAGATTCAACGCGACAGAGGTGGAGGTTCCGCCAACAGGGCCGCGCTTGATTGCATCAGCAAGCGCAAACCCTTGCCGCGGCGCGATCACCTTCGCTTCGGTCGCGAAGCCGATCACAACCACCTGCTCGCAGATTTCGCGAAACAGGATGGCCAAGGCGCACGCTGCGTCGGATCGATCGATCTCAGACTTTGCGGAGACCTTCGCGCCATACATCGAGCCGCTGTTGTCGACCACGACAGCGGTTTTTCCAGCCAGCTTCTCCGCGGAAGCCAACGCCTTGAGCATCAAGCCTTCGAGCATCGGCTCCCACTTCGGCACGGCGCGCGCCGCGCTGATGAAGCGGAACGGCAACACGCGCGCCACATCCAGGCCAGCGGCATAATTCTCGACCGTCATCTTCGAGACGTTCGCCTCTTCCATGTTGCGCAGATTGCGCAGAAACGCCAGCGCACCGAGTTTGCGCTCCTCCATCAAACGCTCGAACGTCGCGCGCTTGTCCGCGCCACCTGAGAGCGCAACCTCCCACGTGTCCGGAGTTGCAAGTTGACCATCCACGAGCTTTTTGAACAGCAGCTCGCGGTCGTTCAGCGTTCGCGGCACGTTGAGTTTGCGCTCGGCTTTGGTGTAACGCATGGAGCCTTTGGCCGTCGGGTTGCTGTGACACAGGAACAGCGCGTCGCGGAGCTTGACAGCGCCAGCGCGGTCGTATTTGGCGAATGCGTATTCGTCGAACTTGTTGAATGCCGCGGCCAAACCTTTTTTAACCTGCGCAGAAAGCGGCTGGCGACCTTCACGCCAGTAGATCGAAAGGAATTCTGCCAGCTCGTCCGGACGCTGAATGACGTCGCAGAGCAGCTTGCCGACCAGCCTTTTGTGCTCCGGAAGACGAGCCATCTCGCGCACAACCAACAGCGGCGCGTGGCGCAGCTTCATCTTGGTGCGCGCCTCGAATGCCACTGCCGCGGCAAACTCCGGACGGCATTGCGCAACGAGGCTGCGAACGCGATCTGCGTGCGCTTGACCGGATTCGTAGAAGTTGTCCTCCCACAGCAGGCATGCTGCGATCGAGCGACGCAGCTCCTGCTCCGCGTTGATGCGCGGAGCGACAGCGCCTTCGTGGGTGGTCGGCGCGGAATAAGCAACAGCTTTGTTGGTTCTCATAGTTCTCTCCTTCTGATTGATGGGAACAATCGGGCTCGGTGTTTTCTTGGCTGGAGTAACCGAGCCCTTCGCCACACGCAAAACAAAAGCGGGAACTGTCGCAATCAGCTTTGCCTAACCACCTAGGCGTCACCATCCTTGCGGTAGGTGATAGGAGTTGAACCTACGATGAAACTGATCACTACGCCACGCTTGAAACAAAACAACGGCAGGAACAAGCGACTACGGATCACAAGCTGCTCTACCGCTGAGCTACACCCCCGAAGGAATGGTTGGATTCGAACCAACGACCTGCCCATTAGCATTGGAAGTAACCGTTGTCTACGCCATGCCAAAATCTAAAAGACGGGAACAAACAACAACGAGGATTTATCTCCAAAGGATGAACTCGTTGCCTACGCCACGTCTGGTTCTGCAATTCTGTGGTTGCGATTTTCCTCCGATATTTTTCGGTTGGAAAGTTATTTGTTCAATCTGCCAAACTGACGCAGCATTTGTTCCGCAAAGTAACCGCCTCCGCCCGTCCTGAATCGCAGCGAGTCAAGATGCGCCGCGCACCTCGCAATCGCCCGCGCCTCGGCGGTGGCGAGTTGCTTTAAGTGCTGCGCCGACACTTCTTGCCATGCAGCGGCAGCGCGTTCTTTCTGCGCCAATCTATCCCGCAGTTCCGCGTTCTTGCACTCTAGGTCTTTGGCGTGATCTCGCAGTTTCTTTTCAACATCGTTCTGTGGTTCAACGTCGCTTATTTGTTTCCACAGCGCATCCGTCCTCGGTGTGGGTTTATCGCTCATGATTGCTTGATTCTCACAATGGCATCCTTCAGCGTCATGCCATCATTGCACTCGAATGTGAATTGATCTGACGATTTTTCGATCGTCACTTTCTTGTAACCTCCGTTGTTCTGGCAAACAACGCGCGCTATGTCGAACAGCGCGGAAGGGATTGAGACATGAGTCGATTGACTTTTAGGAGCTTCGCGATTGACGATCGCTAGAACGCAAAGCGTTGTGAATGTCGCAACAGAAAGGATGATTGCCGCTGTGGTCGGAACGGTCTCGCCGAATGACCGAACAACAGGTCTGTTATACCACAACCGCATCCTCTTCGGTGCATGGCGCAATCGATTGATCATACGATCATCACCAGAAAAAAGATCATCCAAATGACAACCAGCGGCACATTCCCGTCTCGGTCGTCTCCGGAGAGCAGCGGACAGAATTCTTGCGTGCTGCGTTCGAATCGCAGCTGCTCGTTTGAATAAGGATCTCGCATCATGATTGAATTCCAGAGCCGAGAGCATCGCTGCCCGCGGCTCTGGAATCTCGATCAGAAGCCTTCGCCGCGGCCTTCGCCGCCAGCTTCCGGCGCAGCGGCTTCGTAGTTGGCAGTCGCCAGCCCCTTCAGCACGTTGTCGTGGAAGGCTTTTGCGTCGGCGTAAATGCCGGCATCTTCCACGCGGCCTTCAAGCGCGAGCTTGACGCCGAACCAGTTGCCTTGATCGTTGCTCTCGGGAACGGTCGTGATGCGCACAACGTTCGCGAACGTCGGAGGCTGAATCTTGCGGCCATCCTGGAGCGTCACACGAACCGTGGAAAGCGCCGACATCAGTTGCTTGGATTTCTTGATCTGGGTCGAAGTCAGCGAGAACAGCACAGGGCCGTATTCGCCGGTCTTCTCATCGATCAGGATGCCGTAGTGCAAGCGAGTGTCGGCCATGCGATTGCAGCGCTTCGGATTGACGGTGCCGTCGGCCAGCGGCTCGTAGAGGCGTCCTTCGACTTCGAGCAGCTTTTTGCTGGCGCGCATTTCCGCGACCTGCTCTGCGGTGTGCTCGCCTTTGAATCCGCCGCCTTCGCCTTGTCGCGGACCCCATAGCAGGAACGAACGCTTGTATGCCGACGGAACGAACAACGCGCCTTCTTTGCCGCTGTAAAGCGCGTTGGTGACGGTGTTCATCAGCATTCCAGGCTTTGCTTCGGGGATATACTTCGCGTCGCCTTCGACGCACTGCGGAGAGTTGCTTTGCAGCACAGCGAGGAACGGTATGGCGAACGACTCGGTAGAGGTGTTCTCCATGCCAGCGCCAGCGTCGACGGTGTAATCGATTGCAGCGCCAACTGCGGTGTTGGCCTTCGATGCGACTGCGGTGTTGCCTTTCTCCTGTTCAGCGTTTGCGTTTTTACGCATTTGAGTCTCCTTCGTTTTGTCGCGACTAATCCGAGCGCGACATCTCGGCGTTAACGTTTTCTTGGCTTTGTGATTTTGGCCTCGGTGAATGTGAAAACCCCGAACAGCTTTTCGGGAGGAACGTTCTCGGGTTGTTCATTGGCGGCTTCGAGGCGTTCTGCAACGAACGCCTTGAGTGTTGCGGCATGCACCCCAGAGTTGACTTCGACTGCGGTGCCGAACTTTTCTTTGAGCTCGACCGCCAACGCTTGAGCTTTGTCGTGCTCTTCCGCAGCAAACTGAACAGAGACCGCTGTCTTTATCAGCCCGCCGAAGTTGTGGTCGATCAACCACTGATGCGCCTCTTCACGGTTGGCCTCGGTAATTCCGGCTTGCACCTTTTCGGTGCATTTCACTTTGGTTCCATCGGTCAACGTCAGCTCGTTGATCTCGGCCTCGCGCAACAACTCTGGCAAATCTTCGCGCGCAATGGAGTCGATCATCTTTTTGCGATCCTCCGCGGCCTTCAGAAGTCGCTCCATCTCTGTTACGTGATCTTGGTGCAATGCGACCAACAGCGCGATGCGGTCTGCAATTTGCGGCGTTGTCATAGCTCGATCTCCACAACGGCGTAAGCCTTGATTCGTTTGTCCCACTTCAACATCTTCATCCTGCCATTCTTTTTCAGGACGATTCCGCTGGCCGCGGCAATGATTGACGGATCTCCGATTGCGACCAGAAAATCCTGATCGGAGAATGCAGCGAGCTTCTCTTTGAGCGCTGTGACGATCGGTGCCATGAGCATGCCTGTGACGTTCGAAGGCAGCATGACGGTCACATCACCGAATAATGTCGCAGGTCGCAAATCAACAGTTGGAACGCGCGCATTGAATGCAGCGTCGTAGCGAGACGGCTCCTGCGGCACATAGACTTTTGGCTTTTCGTTCAATTCATTTCTCCAGTTCGACGAAGATTATGCATCATGATTTTGGAAAAGAAAAGTCGCCCAGAACTGCCGCAGAAACTGCGTCCTTGCGCTTCAGGGATCTGACGATGTCCATGTCGACGGTGTCGAGCGCAATCAGATCGATGTAAGTGACGTTGTGCTTGGTGCCGGTTCTGTGAGCGCGATCCTCGCTCTGCCTGCGCTCTTCGGCATCGAATGTGTTGCTCATGTAGATCACGAACTTCGCCGCGGTCAACGTCAACCCAATGCCGCCAGCGCCTTGCTGCGCGATAAATCCTTGCAACGTGCCGTTCTGGAATCCGCGCTTGGAGGCTTCACGATCGTTGTCGTTTGTGCCGCCGTGGTATTGACCATGCGAGATCCCAAGCTCGTTGAGCATCTCGCAAATCATCCGGATCTCTTCTCTGAATCTTGCGAAGATGATGAACTGCGCGCCGTCGTCAAGATCCTCGATGATCTCGCGCAGCAGCTCAAGTCGGGACTTGGCTTCATCGGCGATGCGCACAGGCTCGCCGCGCTCGACATAAACGAATCCCGAAGTCACCTGCTGCAGCTTGAGTTGAGCGCTCAGCCGTTGCACAGTCAAGATTTGGTCGCCGTGCTCGAATTGCAGCTCTGTTGCAAGCTTGTCGTAAATCTTCCGCATCTTCGGCGAGAGCTCGAAAAAGCGCGTCTGATATATCTTCTCCGGCAAGTCTAGGCAGTCGCGCTTGAGCACCCTGTAGCAATGAGGGGCGAGCAGCGCTTGCAGCTTCTCCAAGTTCTTCCAGCGAGGCGTTCCATCCGGATTGCGAGCGACGATCTGCGGCTTGAATCTAGCGGCATTGGGGTTTTTCTCGCGAATGTGCCGCATCAGCGGGGAGTCATCCTCAATCATGTCGGCGTATTCAGCGACGAACGCTCTGTAGCTCGTGGTGCCGAGCAAGCCAGACTGCAGAAATTCCATCTGATTGAAAACGTCGATCGGCGCGCCAGCGATCGGCGTTCCAGTTCCAATGCGTCGCACAACAGCCATTTTGCGAAGGCTGATAACGCGCTTGGATCTAACGGCTTTCACGTTCTTGATCCGCCGAGATTCGTCCAGCATCATCATCGACGGCACCGCATTCAGAAAGCGTTGCGCCAATTTCATTCCGTCATTCGTGTTCAGCGCGTCGTAATTCATCGCGAGAACGCGCAGCGGTGGCATTTCTCCGTCCTCGCGCGGCTGAAAGATCTGCTCGAGATGCCGTGTGCGTTTTTGCGAAGAACCTGCACGATAAAATCTTGCGATGTTTGGAGCCTCCAAATGCGTCGGAACCTCATCCAGAATCCAGTTGGCGTCAACGCCTTTCGGCGCAACAACAAATAGACCTTCGATGTCGCCCTTGGAATAGAGGCGCTCTGCGTCCGCGAGCGCCATCCATGTTTTGCCAGTTCCCTGTTCGCAGAACAGAGCAAAATTCTCTTTACCTTCCATGCGACGCAAGGCTTCGAGCTGATGCGCCATTGGTGTTGTTTTCATGATCCGAGATTCTTGAAAATTGCACCCCAGTCGCAAGCCCAATTCAGCATGCTTTCCTTTGTCATCGAATTGATTGAATTGGCCAGCGTGCCTGGAACCATAAACAGCTCGCGCTTTGCACCGGAGCCAACGCCGATGAGGACATAACTTTCGCCGCCGAAGCGAGCGTGCTCGATGTGCCAGTTGATCTGGTCTTGGTTGAGTCCGTCGTCTTTGCCGAGCACAGGCGTTGTTGCTCTTGCAGGCCACGCAGCCTTTGCCTTCAGCTCGACCCAAGTGTATGCGCCGCGGCAAAGCGAGTGCACATCCGGCATCCCAACGCCAACGCCGTTCTCAACGCGATAAAGCTTAACAGCGCTCGGCGCATTGTTGCGCATCGAATCCCACAACCGCTGCTCTTTGAGTCTCATTTGAACATCTCCGGATTAGTCAAGCAGATGATCTTGTTCACTTTGATCATTGGGAATCCACGCAGCTTTCTGCCGCGCACCAGGAAGTCATCCTTGCCTTCGATGGATTTGGTTATCAGCGTTTCGCCAAACTCGAACCAGTCGAATCTATCGACGCGCAATGTGATTGGCAAGCTCGTGCTGTCGTCCACCACCTTCATGTCGACGAACAGCGTGTTGCCGGAGAGTTTGCGTCCATTGCGGCGCTTGACGCGAAGAGCTTCGTTTTCGTCGCGCTGCTCTTTTTTCAGCAGCCTGCATATGATCACAGCCTCTTGGTCATCCTTGAGGTCTGCAATCTCGCTGACATTCCATCCGGCGCGAATGTTGTGTGCTTGCGGATTTTCGTAATAGTCGCCGTAGGCGGTGTGCAGCGGAAAGAGATCCTTGAACTTCACTTCGGCTTCCGCCAACGCCTTGCGTTGCTTCTCGGTCAACGTTCCGCCTTCGCGCGCGGCGATGTATGCAGCAGCCTTTGCAGGGCCGAAGCCCATGGCATTCTGGATGCCTCCGATCAGCTTGCCGTCTTTGGCGACCCAGTTCTCCTCGCTCAAGTCCGGATCCAGCGGCACGTATCTCACGCCTTCAGCTGCCAGCTCCCTGAGCATGTCGGTCACCTGCGCATCGTCTTTGGCGGAGCGGAGTGTTGCCGCGGCAAACTCCAGCGTGTGGTAGCGCTTCATCCATGCGCACCAGTAGCTGATGATGGCGTAGCTTACTGTGTGGCTCTTGTTCATGCCCCATGCGCCGAAGTTGAACACCTCTGCCCAAATCTCCAGCGCGATTTTCTCTTCGATGCCGTTGTTGGCGGCACCCTTGATGAAGTCCTCGCGCATCCGGTCGAAGTATTCCGCACCTTTGCGGCCACTCATTGCTTTGCGTATGGTGGTAGTCTGCTCCCAAGAGAACTCGCCAAGCTCACGCACGATGCGCATCACCTGCTCTTGGTAAAGCACGATGCCGAGCGTGTCTTCGAGGTAGTTGCGCATCGTCTCTGTGCGATACGTGACTGGCTCCTCGCCGCTGCACCTGCGAATGTAATGGTTGGCTGCGCCGCCGCCCAGCGGTCCAGGTCTCGCGAGCGCGGTGACGTGATCGAGTTGCTTGAAGGACTTGAATTGAATTTGTGATGCGACGGATCGTTGTGCAGCGCCTTCAAACTGGAATATGCCTGCCATCTTGCGTTGATTGAAGATCTCCAGCACAGCCGGATCGTCCAACTTTAGCGCGTAGAGCTCCTCCGCGGTCACGCAGCCAGAGTCCTCGATGATGCCGAGTGTGCGCAGACCGAGCGCGTCGATCTTGAGCATGTTCAGGTATTCAGAATCTGGCTTGTCGATCTGGGCGATGCCGTTCTCGTCCACAGAACAGAAGTTTGTGATCGGCTCGTTGCAAACAATCACGCCAGCCGCATGAACGCCAGCGTGCGTTGCATGACCTTCAATGCTCGAAAGCTCTGCCATCGCTGGGTATTTCTTGACGAACTCACGGCCAGGAACGGTGTGCTGCAGGGTGTCCTCCAAGCCTTTGCCGTAGCGCGAATCGCCAGAAGAATATTCGATGAGCACGTTCTTGACCGCGAATGTGTCAGAGATTGGTATTGCGAGCCGCGTTCCGATCTGTGCCATGACGCTCAGCGGCTTGAATGTGTTGATGTTGCCGAGGCGAGCGACCTTGTCTCTGCCGTATTTCTCCGCCAAGTAAACAAACACCTGATCTCGGTGCTTGTCGCTGAAGTCGATGTCAATGTCGGGAAGGTCATTGCGATTCAAGTCAACAAAGCGCTCGAACAGCAATCCGTGCACCAGCGGATCGACCTCTGTGATGCCGATCAAGTAACAAACCAGCGATCCGGCAGAACTGCCGCGTGCAGGGCCGACCAGCATGCGTTGCTTCGCCCAGCGCACAAGATCTGACACAACGAGAAAGTAGCTTTCGAATTTCTTGGCTGTGATCAGCTCAAGCTCCCGACGCAACCGCTGCTCGTATTCCGGAGTCCATTCGGCGATGTGTCCGCGCGCGAGGCGCGAAACCTTGCCTTCCGCGCATAGCGCCGGGAGATCTCCTTCGACGCTGATCAGCGGCGCTTTCGGCAACCTGCAACCCTTCAGCCGTTCGGCAACCTCATGCGCGCCGCGCACCGCCGCGGCAAACGTCGCATCGTCGAGCAGCGGCATTGCAGCGCGCAGTTCTTCATCTCCGGCAATCCATTGCACTCCGGTGGACGTGCGATCCACAACAACGTGCATTATGGATAAATCGTCTTGCGCAGGGCAGAAGTTGTCGCAGACCAGCGCCAACGGCTTTCCGGTGCGCTTTGCAAGCAGGAGCGCTTTGCGTTGGGCGATCGGCGATCTCGGAGAAACATCAATATAATCAAAGGCTTCAGGATCTTCCAGCGCGGATCCGGCGAACCGAATTACCCCTTTCGCGGCAGAAAAGGCCGATTCTTGGTTAGGTGTGGCGCTAACCAATCGGTAAAGATCCGCTGGGCGCTCGCCCAACACCCATGCCACAGGCTTGAGCTCGCCACGAGGCACCACGAATTCAGCGCCAAACATCGGCTCGATTCCGCGGGAAACCAGCTCCTTCTCGAACCGCGCATGCCCCCATGTGCCGCCGCCAGCGTTGACGATCCCCGCGGCAGGCGCTTCCAGCGCCTTCAGCCGATCAGCAACCTTGGCCAGCGGGCCGTAGACGCGCCGCGGGAAGCTGTATTCGGTGCGAACCCTCAGCTGCGGAAAAGATGCCAAAGCTGCTCCTGAATGACGATCTCGGCGAGCGCGCGCACATCGTCCAGCGCCCTGTGCGTTTGTGCGAGCTTTCTGCCGAGCTTTTGTTCGTAGAGATCAACCAACCGCGGATTCCGACCCCACTCCTCGGCGTAAAGTTGAACGGTGCAAATGCCGACTGCTGGCCACGGGAACTCAACCGCAACGGGCAACCTCGCGAGCTCATTGCGGAGCATCGTTTCGTCGAACTCAAGGTTGTGCGCGAGGTGCGCGTCTGCTGCTGCGAATGCCGCGGCAATCCCGCGCAGCGCGTCTGGGAATGTCGGCGCGTCGAACAGCATCTTGTCCTCGATGCCGGTGATCTTGATGATCTCGTCGCTCAACGAAATCAGCGGATTGATCAGCGTGGTGTGCTCGCTGATGATTCCGCCAGCCTCGCTGCAAACGATTGCGCCAGCGAACTCGATGATGCGAGGCTGGAGAGACAGGTCTGCTTTTTGATGCAGCGTCAGACCTGTCGTCTCGGTGTCCCAGACCAGAATTTTCACGGCTGATCGCGACGGACGATGAACTTGATGTCGATGCCGATCAGGTGCACTGCGCCGAAAATGACATAGTGATACCAGCGCTTGCCGGCAATGACCGGATTGGTGTGAGATTCGGTGAGCACCTCCTGCACGATCGCCAGTCCGAATTCTTCGTTCAGCACCTTGCGCCACTCGGCGAGCTCGTCTTCGGTGACGTGCATGCCGATGTGGCTGGCGCGCGGACCAGGTTCGTAGCGCATCCAGTTGTCGCCTTCGCGGTAGCGCAACAGCTCAAGCTCCTTGGCGTCTTGGAGCGCGGTGTAATTGAAGGAAAGGTCGGCTGTGTTTCTGGAAGGGCGCTGAAACACGCTGCCAGCGGCAACCACCGTGTCGTGGACCCAGTCAGTTATCCCGAGCACCTTGAGCAACGCCATTGCTTCATTTTCGCGATCGAGATTGATTGCGAGTGCTATCTGTTCGATTTTGAATTGCATTTTAAGCTCCGTAAGGAATTACACAACCATGAAGAAACCTGTGGCGCTCTTTGGCGCTGAGCAGGAAGCCGATAAATTCAGCCAGCGTTGCGGGATCTGTCTCTTCGCCGATCGGCAACGCAGCGAGCTGATACTTGCGCGCCTCTTCGAGAGTCCAACCGCGCTGTTCGACCACCTGCCGGTCGATCTCGTCGCTCATTGGCGTTCCGGCCAGCCTATTCGGGCTGATGCCGAACACCGTGATGCCGTGGCGTCCGTAGAGCTCTCGCGCCATTTGCAGCGTGAGGATGTGCGCGGCACCTTTGCTGGCGTTGTAAGCGGCGCTGCCGCGCATCGGCATGTGCGACGCATTGGAGACGATGTTCAATACGGTGCCTTTCGCCGCGGAGAGAGGCTTGAGCAGCGCTTGCGTCATCGCCACAAACCCGTAAGCGTTGATACCGATGGTTTCGTCCCAGAGCTCCTTGGTCAAGTCCTCCAGCCAAGCGATGCGATTCACGCCAGCGCAATTCACCAGCACATCCAACTTCTCACCGTTGAAGTCTAGCCCGCTCATCACAGGACAACGAACATCCAACCCAAAGTTGATGTCATACGTGATGACGGAGTAACCGTCCTCGCGCAAAACGTTCGCAATCATCGCGCCCAAGCCGTTGGCGGCTCCAGTGACGAGAGCGGTTCTGGGTTTCTGTTCAGCCGATTGCAGTTGCATTGGATGCCTCCTTGATTGCGTTCATGATGTGCTCAAGCATCGCGGCGTAGACTGTAATGTCGTGGATGGAATCTTCGTGAGTGAGATTGCTGTTCGCCAACCTTGTCATCTTCACCACGATCAGCTCGAAGATGTGCCAAGCCAGAAAGTCTTCTGCCGTTTCCAGCCGAATGCCTTTCGGGAAAAGGGCAATCATCACATTGCCGACGTTTTTGTAGTTGTCGCCGTAGACCGCATTGCGATCCTCGAACGTTTGTGCTGCTTGCCGCAGCAGCTCTGGTATGGTCGGGTTCTCGGTCATGCGTTGATCTCCTGGAAGCTGTTGGTGAGGATGTTGACGTTGACGGTCTTGATGCCTTCGGCGAGATACATGGCTTGCGTTTGGTGATCGTCTTCGTAAGCCTTGAGGATCTGGCGAGTGTCTGGCGGCAATTTCAGCTCGCGCAGCGCAACAAACATGTTGTCGCGCTTGACCTCGGCGGCGATGCGCGTGTCGCTGCTCTGGCGCATCATCAACGCGCCGAAGTTGATGATCTTTCCGAAATGCCTCTCCAGCCAGAGTTGAGTTGCCACGCGGTAAATCTCTGGCCGTGCAGTGCTGAAAATGACCGGAGGATCATTCAACGAAGTCATCTCTTTGAGAAATTTGAGTTGGTTTGCAGGCTCGTCGTAAGGCGCGAGCGAATTGTAAACGTGCCACTTCCCGATCCCAATTCCGAGCCCATGCTCCGCGTATATCGCATCCAGATATTTCAACCGCCAGCGGTCATCGGAGATGCAGTTGTCGATGTCGACGATGACAGCGCCGTATTTCACATCGTTCTCCCGTCCTTGGCGACCGGAACGGCAACATGCCGCAGCTGCCAGAAGATGATCTTGGCTTTCTCCTTGGTCTCGGTGCGATCCATCTCCGGAAGATAAACCGGACAGCTCGTTTTGCCGTAGCGCGGGAACGCGCAGGTGCCTGTAGAAACGCAGTGCACCTCAAGGAACTCTGCAGCCCACGGATGCACCGCAACAACGGCTTCGCGCATTGCGCGGAATACGTCCTGGTATTCGCCTTGCGTGCGAACGCAGAGACGGAGCTTGGCCATCTCGTGCAGCGTGCGCAAATTGAATTTCGCGGTGATGCTGGTGAGTGTGGCCGTCGGCAGCACACCTCGCGCGTCCTGCACCGGCATGCCGGCATTGACGAGCGACGAATACGCGTCGAACGCGTGCGCGCAGGTCGAATCGTAAAGTGCATTCCGCTGCACAGCTTTCGGCACATCTGGATTGTATTCTTTGTTCGGCCCGTGCTCAGGCACGCTCAGAGAAAGCCATCCGTTGCCAGAGACGTCCACTGTGCGCTGAGATTCCTGAGCATAGGAGCCTGTGCGCGTGCGAACGAACTGATGCGTGAATGCGCGAGAAACGCCGCTGATCTTGAAAACGTAATCGACGAACTCCCACGAGCTCTTGATGGTGTCGCGCATGTAAGCCAAATGCTCCATGCGCTCTTCCTCGCTCATCGCGGCAGGGTCTGCGTCGTGCGCGAGACGAGTATTCTTGGTGCCGAGCAGCAGCGTGAGCGCGTCTGGGTCGTGCCTGATCAATTCGACGTTCATGATTGTTGCGCTCCTTGTTTCGCTTCGCGCTCCTTGAGCAGTTGTTGTTGCGCTTCGATCATGGCGAAGGATGCTTGCGCCAATGAAGGACTCAGATCGTCGCACTTCAATCCGAGCTTGAACAGATCGAATGGATTCTTGATCGGCAGAATCTGCTCTCCGAGCGCCTTGATTCGATCGACGAGCGCGTTGGCCGTAGCTACGTATCCAGGATGCATCACTCCACCGCCTTTCGAACTTCGTAGCTGGAGGAGCGCATCAACCGGCGCACCACAGCCAAGTCGTGCACCACATCATCCAGCAGTATGTTCTTCCAGATTGCGAAGCGTCCGAGAGAATAAACGTCATGCTCATGCGTCAACGTGAACATCAACGCCTTGCGCACGGAGTCATTGATCGGAGAGATCTTCCCGTAGCGTTGCGTGACTTCTCCCAGCGAACTGAGAATCTTGATGTTGCCGAATGCTTCCAAAACCTGATCCAAGCCGTCCATCCACTCGTCAGGATTGCCAGCGGCAACGGCTTCAACAATCAGCAGGTCGCCTGTGACGGAGGCGCGATAGATCTTCGTCGCTGGGCTCGGGAAATAAATGCTCTGGAAAACATCGCTGTTCGCGATCTTGTATCGCGAAACAACAATCGGCGAGCGATTGAATTCCAAATCCGGCGCAGCCATCCTTGCCGCGGCCAGCGCCATCGGCATCGGCATCGTGCTGACAATCGGTTCGCCAGCGTGGCGAATGTCGTTGAAGCAACCGACCTTGATGCCCCAGCTGATTCTCGACCCAACCGCGTCAACCAGCTGCTGGTAGAGATTCTCCGGCGCAATGAATCGCTCAACCGGATCGATGTTCCATATGGAGCGATCAGAGAGTTTGCCGACGACTTTCTGACTGTAAAGGTTTGCGAGCCGGATGTCTGCATCGCGGAACCTGCCGTCGAACCATATCCCTTTGTTCACCTGCACGCGCCGGAATTCAATTCCGACGAGATTCGCCACAACGTCAGACCGGAAACGCAACAGCGCTGCGTGATTCATGGCTGGCGTCGAGCTCGCCTCTATGATCTGCGCTCGCGGAAATGCGTGCGCGGCAATCAAACCCGAAAGTCCTGCTCCAACAATCAACATCGCGTTCTCCTGTTCTAAAATTAACCCAAAATGGCCATCACCGGACTGCCCTTTCCTTCTCGCCGAATCTTCAACTGCACGCCAGCGAACTTGCAATATTCTCGCACGATCCACAACGTTCCACAACGCGCGCTATGAATGGAGCGCCCTTCACGCACAAACATCGCGCAGATCTCTGCGACCTGCGCTTTGCTGACGGAGATCGGATGCTCGCCTTCTTCAACAAACTGCGGCAGTGCAGAAACAATTCGTCTTCCGTCACCTTTGAAGCGAGCTGGCAATTCAATCATCTTGTCCTCTCTGTATCCAAGTTCTGCGGCTATTGTGCCTCATGAGAATGCCTTAAGCAAGAAAGTCAAAACTCATCTCTGTCTGCGCGAAGTCCAACGCCAACAATCATCTTCGATCCGCGCACCGCAACCGATTGCACTCCGCGGCCAGAGAGCACCTGCGACCATCGTTGAATTGACTCCGCATGCTCGCCGCGAGACTGTCGCCATTCGCGATAGTCTTCGTAGAGCGTCAACGGTCTGGTGCGAATTTTCTCTGCAACCTCCTGATCCTCTGGGGCGTAGCAGCGCTCTGCGATCCAGAGCGCGATGAGATCGTTCTCGGCCATGTATTCTTCGGTGTGCCGATCGACGACCATCGACCGCGGCAACTTCACGCCAGCTTGCGCAATCTTGATTGCGCCGTGCATGAGCCACGTCATGATCAGCGACCCTTCGCGAATCAGATCGAGCTTGAGTTGGCTGTCCATCCGACCGAGCGCATCGAAGTTCATTCCGAATTCTGTCAGCTTCAAGCGCGACTTTATTGCCGCGTCGGTGATGCGGAGACGAGGCTTGCTGTTGCCGTAGATGAGGTGCTTGTGCGTGCGGCGGAATTCGAAAAAGTCCTGCCGCATGAAACGCGCAGAGAGGTTTGCGTCGCCTGTGAGTTCCTTGACGGCTGCTTCATTCAGGTATGCGCCTTCAGAGATCTCGGACGCAATCACCAGCCTTGCGCCCATGAGGTTGGCGATCTCTGTGGGGTGGTGCTCATGCTTGGAGAGCATCAGCAACTGGTTGTTCACCTTCTTCGCATAGTCGCCCAGTATCAGCTCCAGAACTTCGCCCAGCGTCGATTTGCCGTTGCGTCCTTCGCCATACCAGAACTTCAGAAAGTGAATCGAAGAATCCCCTGTGAGGCAATACCCGAGTGATTGCTGCTCGAATTCGATCAGCTCCTTGCGTTGATCCTCGGGAACGTTTTCGAAGATCTCCTGCAGGAACCTTGCGAAGCGCGAACTCGGCCATGCCGCGGCAAATGCTTCTTCGCTCATCGGCGCGAACAACGTCATCTTCGTGCACATTGCCTCGTGCGCGTGCGGCATGATCTCGCCCGTGCGCAGATCGACGATGCCCTCTGGCGTGTTCAACCACCAGTCGTTCGGGTCGAGCTCATGCGCGTGAACGACGAGCTCTTGCTTCGTTCCGAGCAGCGAGAATGCGCCAGCGCGGAATGCTGCAGAGTTGATTTTCTCTTGCTTGGCGAGACCGCCTTTTTCCAATTCAAGCAAAGCAGATTGGCCGTAGACGCCAAGAAAATGATCGAGCGCATCGAGCGTTTGATGCATGGCGTTGCTTGAGCGCCAACGCTTGCCATCCCAGCAGTGCCATCTGTCGGTCTCCACGCAGCGCCGAATGCAATCCTTGTGCCAACGAGCGAACAGCTCTGCCGCGTCGGCATGCGTGTAACTGCCGTAGATGGTGGCCTCAGTTTGGATGCGCTGGATGAACGGATCCATGAGCGCAGGAACCGCGAACGTGGTGAACCCGTTGAGCTGCTGCGGCACGGAAGGTGGCACGAGAGGCGGCTGATGCTGCTGCCAGAGCGCGCTGATCTCTAACGCGTGCTCTGTGCAGAATGCCTCGCCAAGCTCTTCGACGAGCTTGTTGAATGCCGCCTCGAAGCTCGGTTCGCCGCGGGAGATCTCGGCGATGCGTTGCAGCTGCTCTGAATTCATCGCTTTGTCGGCCAGATGTTAGGCCACTTGCGCGGACCGCCGGTCAACGTCTGCAGCACGTCACGCAATCCGTCAAGATATCCAGCTTTGTATCCAGGCTGCAGCGAAGGACGATTGTCGCGCGGCGACATCAGTGCGTTGTCGATTGCGCGCAGAATGTTCTTCTTGATGCCGAGGCCATAAGTCGCTGGCCGTGGCTTCAGGCGTCGCTTGCGTGCCACTCTGCCGCTGCGAGCTGCGCGAACTGCAGGTTGTGCTTGGTTGCGTTTTCGTTTGCTCTCTGGCAGCTGTTGGCTGCGCCTTTGATGACTGTTTCGTGAACCCAAGATTTCAACTCCCTCAAATGGTTGTCGTCTTTGTGCGTTGTCGAGTGATAGCAAACGAAACTCCCGTGCCAGTTGTTGTGTTCGCTAGGCTCCACCAGATAAGTTCCGGTCTTGGCTGCGCCTGTGTGTCGCTGGAACCAAGGACAAATGATCGGGATGCGCCCAGCGTGATTGGCGTGACGTTTGAGAACCATGCCAAGTCGCTGCAAGTCGTCGCGCAGCGTCGTAAACTCTTCTGCGCGCTGCGCGACCTGTTCTTCTTTCGCGGTTGCGCGAGAGCCTCTGCGCCGCGGTGCCGCCAGCTCCAAGCCGAATGCGCTAACAATCTCTGGCAACTCGTAGCGGCGACCGCCCATCGAGATCAACCTGCAATGCCACGGCTCGTTCAGCGCGTCGCGGTATTTTTGCTTGCCGTTGATGCCAAGCGGCAACCGGCCAATGCGATTCGCACCTCCCATGCCTGGATCCACGCCGCCGAGACGCTGCTGGACGAACGCGCTGATGAGGCGTGAGAACAGCTCGTAGTCTGTGACAGGCTCTGAGAACAGAAACCAGTGCTGGAAGTTTGCTGGGGAGGTCTCGACGACGCATGTTGGTTCCAGACCGTCAGCGGCTTGCGCAGAGACTTTGGTGCCGACGTCATCGATCATGAATGCCAGCGCGCGGCCAAACAAGTCCGCCGTTCTGCGCCATCCGGCATTGCCGCGCTTGAATGAGCTGACGCAGACGTAATTGTTGAGTGTGCTGATCGGAGCTCTGTCGCCGAAGCGCCACGGCCTGACGTTCCACATCTCGCCAGCCGATTGGTCTGGGTCTCCAGGCACAGACGAGATCAGCACACGCTCGTCATCCGGCACCTTGTCGGCCATCGCTTCGAGGAATGCAAGGTTCTGGTTCACCGAATCTCTCCGTTGGCGATGTGGCCGTGCCAATGCTTGGCGGCGCTTGCGTCGATCGATGGCGTCACAGTCATCTTTGAAAAGTCTCTCGTGCTCACCTTCCAGCAAACCTCAGCCTTCATCGGCACAACGCCGTAATGCGGCCCTGTCGGGAACAACCCTGCCGCGGCAAACAACTCGATCTGCTCCTTGTTGCCCATTGGGGCGGTTTTGCAAGACAAGAAAGTCTTTCTGCAATGCGGGCAACGGAATACGAATACGTGTTCACTCAGCCAGCGCGGTTCCAGCTCCTCCAGTCGCATCGGGCAGTTCTTCCATTCTCATTTGCGGAGCAGCAATTCTCGTCCTGCTTTCTGGAAAAGAAAAGTAAAGCAGAATCGCAAATTTGCTTTGTTGCAATTTGCATTGCATAATTCTTTTCAGAATTTTAGAACAGGAGATTGACTATGGCAACCAAAGCAGAAAAGCCGACAACGCGTGAAACTTCGGCAATCATCGAAACGCCGCGCGGCGATCGCGCGCTGCTCGCAACACTTCACAAAGACCAACTCATCATGCGTCCGAAAGGCACGCACATGGGCGGCGAATCAGAACGCAAACTCTCACTCAACAAAGCATATGAGATTGCAGCGGAGGTCGGCGCAGAAATACCGATGCGTCGCAGCGGCGCAACCGTGCGCACAAACAAAGGCGAGGTGGTGTTGCTTTACGCAGTGCAAGGAGCCACGCTGCTCTTGCGGCCTGACGGCAGCAACGTCACCGAGTCTGTTGCGCTCGACGCGGCTTACAGCTTGGGGGTCAAACAGCGCGTGCTCCCGAGGCGGTAAATGGCCCAAAAATTGGGATTTTGGCCTATATTTTCCTCAATAAAAACAACGACTTACGAAATAATCCATAAAGTGCTTTTCTTTTGCCTAATAGTAAGGCAAAATTAAGCCTAGTAGTTGAACACCGCCGGACTGGGGCGGAGCAGGGCGAAACCAGCGGGTCCACCGAGGGGCTGATACTCGGGTCTCAGAAAACGAGGCGAGCGTGCAGAGCAGCGCTCAGTTGTTTCCCTAATGTGGCGCATCGCTCAGGCCTGAATCCTGAGTAGCCTCGATCCCCAAGCCGTCACAGACAAGAAAACAGAACACAACAAGCTCAAGCAAACAACCCTTTGACGAAACGCGGCAAGCAGCACCTGCCGCGTCGCAGCGTGATACGCTGCCTGATGAGTCTCAACCACCACACTGAACAGGAGAACTGACATGCCCACCCTTATCCGCTCACACATTGGCGTTCGTCGCAGCGACGGTTTCACTGCCGGCAGCATGGCAGCGGCTTGCCGCGCGCTGATGGGCACCACCACCGAGATCAGCGACGCAGAGTCGCGCCGCATCCGCGCTCAACTGCGCCGCGGCGCAGCCAGCGTTCGCGACA